TATGTTCTAGAGCCTGAAAATCCTAATTCATAAGATTCTTCTGGGTGTTCTTCTATCCACATGTGACAGTTTCTGCAAACTGGTAACCATGTAGATACATCTAAGTGATAAATACCACGACCATGTTTATGGTGTACATCAGTAGCTTGCACAGAACACTTATGGATCTTTGCATGACATACTGGTTTGTCTGTTAAATACTGCCTACGCAACTTGCTATAGGCAGCATTCAATTTAGACATTTTGTTAGATACTTTTTTGATGCTCATTTTTAAGTTCTAAATAATTTTTAGGTAACAAACCTAAAGACATAAATTTAAGTATTACATCTTCATAAGTTATTCCTAATTCCTTGAAACTCATAGTATTAGTATAATCATCTAAAGTCTCATCAGCAGGTATATTTGCTATATACTGAGCTAATGGTGAGGACTTGAATGTTCTGCTAAGATAAGCATTTACACGCTTATTACAAATAGTTTGTTTCCAAGTATTGATCTCTCTTTGGCTTCTTTTCCAAACCTTTGTTATTCTACGTTTCTTGTCCCAGTGTAACTTGGTAACTTCTTCAGGTTTATAAACCTTGAGCCCATGTAATACACGTTTAAACAAAAAATGTTGATACGGATTTAGTTTAGTGTAACTTAAAGAGTTTACTATTGATTCAGGATGTAACTGATACTCTGCTAGTATCCCGTAGTATTGATAGCGTTCTTCTCTCTTTGAGAGTAATTCTTGCTGTTGTTGTTGTCTGAGTGTTGTTATTTGTTTTTGAGATAGCATAATAGTTTAGTAGTTATAGTTTAGTAAAATGATAAATGTATTAGGCCTGCACAGAAATTAACTAAAATCTCTATACAGGCCCTTTACAATGGTAATTTAATCTTATAGTTCAAAGGTCTCTGCCTCTTCTTCTACAAGTTCATCTTCTACTTCACTAACTACTTCTTCTTCTACTACTTCTGTTTCTTCAACATCAGTCTTAATATCAAATGCTTCTTCTACAGATGCAGCTGATACGCTTACACTGTTAGTTTTAGTACTTGATACTGATCCATTAGCCTCTTTAATGTCTTGTCCATTAGTATGAGCTAACATTACATCCTGTGCCGTAGTATCTGGCGTAAAGAATGTTTTCCTATAAATAGGTTGACCATCTACACAGCATACAATACCTGTATCACCTGCATATTTATAGTCTCTGTCTGGATCATTACTATTAAATGGATCTAATTGTTCTTTAACAACAATCTTACCTGCTAAAGTTTCATTTGCTTTAAACCCTAAAGTTTGTAAATCCTCTACTTTACCATGTAATAGTGTTGATAGGTTAGATTTTTTGACCCAACCACCTGTTCCAAAAGAAACTCTTGATTGTTGTAGTCTAATGTAACCATACTCTGAATTGTTGTTTGATTGACGGATAACATTGCCCATGTCATCAGCTAAGATTTGTACTTGCTTTTGCATTGTTTTAAATTTAATAAATTAATAAATGATTTGTTGATGACTTATGTGTCATCTGAATGAAAATATGGGTCATCTAGCTTTTCATAAGCTTCTATTTCATCCAGTGCCTTCTCATATTCTTGTATGAACTCTGGTTCATCTTCTATGGTAGGTTCTGGTTTTCCTGAGAATCTATTGTAAAACGGATTGACCACTTCTTTTGTGTATGCTGAACTTAATCCATTGAGATCTTGTACCTCTTGATCTGTAAGAGATAAATATTGCTCTACTGAGCATTCAATTATACGTCCATTGGGCAGTTGTACTATCATATCTTTAACAAAGATAAAAATATTACTTACCCTGGCTCACTAATTATAAGAAATTAATGTCTAAGTTCAAAAATAAAATGCATATATATAGCTATCACCTATGTAATAACTAATTTGCCTTTTATTCTTTTTATGTAATTGTGCTCTCTCAGCTCTTTTAAGAGTTTAAAGACATACCTTTGGGATACATCCATTGAGTCAGCTAAAGTAGAGGCAGACGGATATGCCTCACGGTTTTTATCTGCATAGCAAGCTATGAGACTATATAACCCCTTTGATTGTATAGATAAACTTGGGTCTGATAAGACTTTATACTTAACAATACCAAATCTATCACTTGATTTCTTGGACATGGCTCTTTAGAAGTATAAGCATGGCCATTGATTCATTAGGTTCATTACCTAAATCATCATCATTCATCTTATACTTATCATTCATATACTTCCCAAAGTGTATACTTTTGCCATTTGCATCTTTAAGAGCATTGTCCATAAACTTCCATGATCTTTGCTCAGTCTGTAGGAGCTCCATTGATATCTTTGCCATTATCTTCTATTTTGGTTTCTTCTATTGCTGTATGATGTATAGGTTCTGAATCTGTTGCTAATATATCAAAATATTTAATCTTTGATATACTTACATTGATCAGTTCTAATGGACTTACGCTATGATCATATAGTTCCATCTTCTTTTCTTTATCATGATAGAGTAATTCCACCTTAATGTTACAATAGAAAGGATTAAATGGTCCTGATCCCCATGAGCTATCACCTGTAACTTTACCATAGACATATTTTTCCTGGTTGTTCTTACTGTTATAGCCTACGAGACCCATGTCTTCTAGTATATCCCATTCAAATTTATCACCTGCGTGATAACTTGGTGGTTCTACCATAACATAGCCACTTAGCTTAACTGGTTTGTATTTAGTCTGAGCCAAACTAAGATGTAATATATACTCTTTAGCATGATCAGGTAGCTCTCTCATGATTATATTAAATATATGATCATTGTTTTCAGGTACGAGTGCACCCTTACTGAGTAATACATTCTTCAGAATGTTCTCAAGTATTTCTTGATTGATTTTAAATTGATTGCTTGCCATTATAATTTTTATTAAAGGATTAGTGTGAAGGAAAGGTAGGGAGCAGTGAGGTTTATCACACTGCCCATTACCATCTCAAGGCCTATCTATAGTAGTATATATTATATATAACTATACACTGGTACTGTTTGTATGAACTGTGGTTCACTTTTTTACTCTAAATTCAAATGATATGAACGGTAATAATAGTAACCAGCTCATTTCTTTATGAGAACTGTTTGGATCTACACCAAATGCTACACCTATGATAGGTATAAATTCTACCTGAAGTTTGGGTAACATTTTAGTCTTTGCAAGTATAGACATATAAACAACTGAGTTTAATGCTACTGCTACGCCTACAAGTAACAATGTTATAATATAGGCGGTTCCTAAGTCATATGTGGTAACTGCATAATAAGCAGACCAAGCATACATGATAGGTATTACGATTACGTAAAGGACTTTGATGAATGATTTAATAAGGTTTTTCATGATAGTTTAGTATTTAATTGATTAATGATTAATGCATTTTGATATGCATATGAAGTTTTAGTTCTTTTCTTACGGTATTTTCTCATGTTTTTACATCCACGAGATGATCCACAAGACTGAAGGATTGGTCCTCCTATGAATAGGAGTAACATAAGGTAAAGGAATTTCTTTTTCATAATTTTGCTATTAATGATTGAACTGTTATTACTACGTATTGCTGATCATCATTGATAAGTCTATCATCAAAGAGATAATATAAATCATCTCCTACATACTCTGGTTGCCCATTTGCTCCTGGTATATACGATGGTCTAACTATATATACATAGTTATAGTCCGATGGTACAGGTAATGATGGTAAACATTGGTTAGAAGGCCAAGCTATATTGTAGTCTACTAATTTTACTTCAAAGTCATATTGAATAAGTATGTTAGTACACTGTACTTGTTCTGGTTCAGTAATTTCTAATTCCTCTTTCTGACAAGAGGTGAATGCTAAGGTTAGGCATAAGCCTAGGAATATATGTTTCATAAGATTTAGTATTAAATGATTATTGAAATTGCGGGTACTATGCTTCTTATCCTATAGAAGGAGAGACATAAACTACCCATGTAGTATTGTTGTGTGTAATAGCTACTCTTGTAGTAGTGTTAGCTATATTAATATATTAATGTGCTATAGAAGTTATAGTAGTGGTAAAAGGTGGTATTATGTGGGAATAAGATGTCCCATTGAAAGTATAACACACACATGAGTACAAAATAAAAAGATTAACCAGCTATCACCCTGGCTAATCTCATTATCTCTTGGTTTACTAAACTAAACTGCTTCTACCCACTTTAAATCTGTTTCTTCACCTGTTGATAGGTTCATTACTGGATTATCAGACAATCTAAAGTTAGGCATCTCATCACCTCTCTTTAGTTTGGTCTGTAATAGACCTATTGTAGGGTGATCTGCTTTCATAACCTGTCCAGTCTCTGGATCCATCAGGCTTAACACACCAAAATTAATGTTGGTCTGCTTTCTACTTGCCACTTTTAAACCGGCTATAGTAGTTTCTGACTGTACCATTGGCACATCAGATACAATTAATGTTGCACTGTTAGTATTCTTGTTGATACTAAACTTTCTAAAATAAACTGCTGTTTGCATAATAAATGAATTTAATTAATAATATGTTTTTGTATAATGTATACAATCTATAGGTGGGGAGAAGTGAAAAAAAAGGAAGAGAGCAGTGAGGGAAGGTATACTCTATAGCATGTGAGAGAATTATATTTGGATTGTATACTCTGAAGATAGTGGTACAAAGAGTGTTGTTACACACTCTCTTCTTAATATATGCTTGCACCAACCTTAACGGTCTGCACATCCTACCTTGTAGGATAATGCGTGTTTTGTGGCTTGTTAACTAAACACCAAGTCTGAACTACGTCTAATCCATTCCATGCAAGCATAATTATTAAAGTAACAAAATAAAGGTTGGGAGAAGTGTTTAAAAAAGAGGAGAGCTGTTACACCCTCCTCTGTTCTTGATTTAGATTTGTTCAACCCAAAACAAGTTCTGGTTCTCCTCACCAGTCTGTAAGTTCACAACCTTTTGCTCACTTAACTTGAAGCCTTTCATCTCATCACCAAGGTTGAGCTTCTGCCCCAACGCTGTGATTGTTGGATGACTAGCCTTCATCACTTGGTTAGTGTCTGGGTCAATGAGACTCAACACACCAAAAGATAAGTTACCTTGAGTACGAGTTGCAACAGGTAGTCCAGCAATGGATGTCTTGTTGTTTGACATTGGAGCTGAGCTCACAATGATAGTTGCTGAGCCAGTTGACTCATTGATGTTCATTTTTCTAAAGTAAACCATAATAAAAATAATTTAAAAATAATTAATTAATGTGGATAATTACGGGGGGTACCCCAACCACAAACTAAAGGTGGGGAGCAGTTTTATTATGGCATCTCAAGCACGCCAAATATATAATTTTGCCAGGACCGGGAGGGGGGTATGGAATATATTTTACTCAGGCGGGGGGTATGTTATGAGTAAAAAATTTTTATGGGTCTGGGAAATTTAGTATATTGTTTGTATAGACGCAGTGTAACTAAAACAATTAAGATATGGGACAATGGGATGACAGCAATGAGGGTGAGACAAGCAGTGGATTGAGTGAGATAGAACAAATGCAGCTTGACGCTGTACTATTAGAAACTGCCTATGATAATTCTTATCTAGTTCTAACTGATCAAATCACATTTGAGGACTTGATGCACAAAAGATTTCATGACGGGCATGAGGCAATTATGGCTTATGATCCTACAAGCGGTCCAAAACATGAAGAATTAACTAATATGATAAGTTATTATATTGAGATAGAAGCGTATGAAAGGTGTGCAAAGATTCAAAAAGTAATAGATAATATATTTCCTGAGATGATAAAAGAATAATTTATGGCAACTAAAAAGAAAATGTCTTGCTGGAAAGGATATAAGGCAGTAGGAAAAAAGAAATCCCCAAGTGGAAAAAAAACAAAAAGCGGTAAAGCTAAAATGGTAAATAAATGCGTAAAAAAATAATCAATGGCAACACCAAGAAAAGGAAAAGCAAAGGTAAAAGTAACAGCTAGTGGTAAAAAAGTTAGTTACGGACAGGCAGGAAAAGCTAAAGGAGGAGGACCTAGAGTTAAACCAGGTACATCTAAAGGAGATAGCTATTGTGCTAGAAGTTTAGGTATAAAGAAAAGAGTTTCAAAGAAAAAAAGAAATGATCCTAATACTCCTAATAATTTATCTCGTAAGCGTTGGAAATGCTCAGGAGCCAAATCAAAAAAATAAATGGTAGAAATAATTAGACATACATTAGGTATTTGTGGAGAGCATTGGCATCCAAATATATTTACTGCTATTGCTTCTACCCCTGTAATTGCGTCTACAGTATATTACATAAAATGTAAATGTGGTGGATGGTTTCATAAAAGCCACTGCAAAAAGAAATGAGTTATGACAGAAAAAGATTTAACAGATTTAGGATTTATAAAACAAGTACAAGATGCTTGTTGTGATCCACAAGTATATACATTCTACAAAACAGTGGGGAACAGTTCACCTTTTATTACACCAGACAGTAGTACAATTGATGATGACAATTGGCCAGTAGAAAACTATGCTATCAACTTTAAAACGTATATTAAATTGGATCTCGTTAATATGATAACTCTTCTAGAAAATAATCCAATATATCCGCCTACATAAAAAATAAACGTCTGTAAACTTTTGAAATGTAAACTATTTATGTACATTTGCTATAAGTTTAATTTTAAAACCAAATAAAATGGCAGACGTTAAAAATTTAAATCCTGATTTACAGGACAAAGATCCTCAGCTTTCTAAAGAAGAACTTAATGCTAGGAGAGAAGAAATTACACAATTTTACAAAGACAACATTCCTCACCTAACAGTGCAAGCTGAATATGAGGCATTACTTTCTGACATAGATAAGTCAAGAGCTGAAAGATTACAAGCTCAATTGTTTATGGCACAAACTGCAGCACAACAGAAGTCTGACGGAGAAGGGGCATCTGAAGATGAAATTGCATTTAAAGAAGCAATGGAGAAAGCAGCAACAAACGCAGAATAACATGAGAGTCTTAAAAAAGGGTGATAAAGGACCTGAAGTTCAGACATTACAGCAGAATCTTATGATTACTCCTGATGGAGTATTTGGAAAACAAACAGAAAAGCATGTAATAAGATTTCAACTTATGCATAATCTTGCTGCAGACGGAATTGTTGGTTCAGATACATGGGCACTTCTTTTACAATTACCTACTAATATTACTGTAGCAATTGATGAAGACACTGATGTAACAAACCAATATTTCACAACACCATATAATCAAGTAGTTCATAAACACTACTTACCTAAAGGTGAATATGTAAATGGACCAGTTTCAAATGATTATATGTTTCTTCATCATACTGCAGGGAATAACAATCCTTATAAATGCATTGATCACTGGGGTAGAGATGACAGAGGACGTATAGCCACTGAATTTGTATTAGGTGGGATAAACCATAGAAATGGGGATGATGAATATGATGGTATTATGGTTCAAGCATTTCCTACAGGTGCACAAGGATGGCACTTAGGTAAAACAGGATCAGGATGGATGAACCGTCACTCAGTAGGAATAGAGATATGTAATATGGGTTATCTAACACCAGAAGATGGTGTATATAAGACATATGTAAATTCCACTGTTCAAAGAGAACAAGTTATTGGTTTATCTGAAGCATTTAAAAACAGATTGTTTTGGCATGCATATACAGAAGATCAAATCAAAGAAACTGAAAAGTGGATAAGGTGGATTGGTGAAAGAGATGAGATAGATATTAGATTAGGATTAAAACAATATATCAAAAAGTATGGCCCAAATAAAGCATTTGATTTTCAAGTTGATGCATGGGCAGGGAAAGTAAAAGGTTTATTGACTCACGGAAATGTTAGAAAAGGTAAGTCAGATATATATCCACACCCAGATATGGTTGATATGATAATAAGTTTATAATGGCAATAGTAAATAAAGTAGATTTAAAATTGAAAGTAGACATTGATGTGTCAATAAAGTATCAGATACTTACGTATTGTTTCTTTAATGATACACTATTGTCTAATTCTGATTTAAAGTTTTTATGTGAATTAGCAAAAAATAATAATGTAGAATTAACCAAGTTTTGTATAAACCTTGTTTCTCAAGGAATATTTAAAAGCCCACAATCTGCAAGAAATGCAATTACTAAAGCAGAAAAAAAGGGTTTGCTAATTAAAAAAGGGAACAATAAAAAGACAATCTTTTTAAATAAGGATATGAACGTTCAAGTAGATGGGTTAGTTTTGCTTGACTATAAAATCCTAGGCAATGTTCCCCAAGTCTCATAAAGAGTTTAAAAAAGAAATAGCAGATGAAGTGGGTGTCCACCAACAAGTAGTAGATGATTTTATATCTTTCTATTATGCAAAGGTTAGAAGGAAGCTATCAGATTTATCTTTTCCAAGATTATATATTGAAGGTTTAGGTACATTTGAATTAAGAAAAAATAAGTTAGAAACAGCTATATTAAAGAATAAAAGTTTATTAGGTAATATAGCAAAGAGAACTTATAATGGTTATGCTAAAAGTGAAGATGTTAAATTAAACATTAAACAAATGGAAGCAGCCTTAAAGCAAATACATAAAGATATAATAACTAAAAAAGAATTTAGAAAAAATGAGTAAGTGGAAAAAATATCTAGATGCCTTTAAGAATGCAGACAAAATAGCTGACGGGATAGTCAATAACATCTTTAAAAAAGAACACATTGAAGCTGTTGCAACTCACAGGTTTCAAATATGTATAGGATGCTCTTTGTTTGATGCAAAAGGTGATGATTGCTTGGCTCAAGGCACGCAGCCATGCTGTAGTGACTGTGGTTGTAGTCTAACGTTTAAGGTTAGGTCATTATCCTCAGAGTGTCCAAAAGGATACTGGGAAGCTTATACAACAGAAGAACAAGAAGAATTAATAACCAAAAAAATTGAAAATGGAAAAGTTGACTAAAGAAGAAATAGTAGGGGAATTACTAATTATTGGTGAGATCACTGCTGAAGAAGCAATAACACTATTAAGTGAATCAACGCCAGATTGTGATGATGAGTTAGAAATCATTAACCCTTATAATTATACAACAACAAGAACATAAAAACAAAACCATGGGACTAAGATTTATAGAAGAAGGTCATGTGTATGAAAGTACAGATGATGAAAAAATAAAATGGACAAGTGTAACTTCATTGGTTGCTAAGTTTAAACCTAAATTTGATAGGGATGGGCAAGCTAAAAAATCTTCAAAAAATAAAAGATCCAAATGGTTTGGTATGACACCCAAAGAAATAATATCAGCTTGGGATAATGAAACAGCAAGAGCAATTAAACTAGGTAACTTTTATCATGACCAAAGAGAGTCTGATATGATGGAGATTGATACTATTGGAAGACATGGTGTTGAAGTTCCTATTGTCAATCCCATTGTTGATAGTGAAGGAATTAAAATAGCTCCTATTCAAAAAATAGATGAAGGGGTATATCCAGAACATTTAGTATATCTTAAATCATTGGGTGTATGTGGACAAGCAGATTTAGTTGAAGTTGTAAATGGGTATATTAACATTCATGATTATAAGACTAATAAAGAAATAAAGGATAAAGGCTTTACAAATTGGGAAGGCATTACTAATAAAATGTTTATACCTGTTAATCATTTAGATGATTGTAATCTTAATCACTATAACCTACAGCTCAGTATTTATGCGTATATTATTAAGAAGCATAACCCCAAACTTAAAATAGGTAAACTTACTATTCAACATGTAAAGTTTAAAAAAGTAGGGGAAGATAAATTTGGTTATCCAATCAATGAACATGTAAATGGAGAGCCGGTTTTAGAAGATATTAAAATTTATGAACTACCATATTTAAAAGATGAGGTAACATCTATGATGATGTGGTTAAAAGAAAATCAATGAAAAAATATAAAGAATATACAGTAGCTATTGCTATACAATCTAAACATTCTAAAGTACCAACAGACTTTAGATTTGAGAATACAAGTATTATGTTAGACTTAGACCAAGTGATTTGGTGTAAACAATATTTTCATGAGGCAACAGATAAGTTTAAGGATGAGTACACAGATATATTAATATTTGGTCAGTCAAAACCTATTACACTTAAGATCAATTATGAAAAATTTAAAAAGGAACTTAAACAAAATTAAAAATGATAGTAAAATTATTTGATATACAGAATAGTAAAGTTGTATTAACTGAGCATTGTTATACATTACCTTTCCTAAAAAAAATTATGGATGAATATCCTGATAATTATATGCAGGTATATCAATATATATTTTATTTAAGTTGTCCTGATCCAGATCTAAATCCTTTTTTTAATCTACCAGAACATGAGAAAGAAGATATTATTATAGAAGAAATTGGATTAGAAGAATCTCCTGAAGATGGAAAAATAAGATATGCATTAGATATGTGTAAAAAAATGTATGAAACACCTACGTATAGGGCTTATGTAGGAATTAAAGCTATGTTAGATAGGCTTGCTAAGTATATGGAGGTAACCCCTATAGAGCATGGTAGAGATGGTAACATGAACTCTATGATAAATGCTGCAGCTAAATTTGAGAACATTAGACAATCATATAAGGGTGCATTTTTAGATATGAAACAAGAACAAGAAAGTTCAGTACGTGGTGGTGCGGGATTGGCATATGATCAATTATAATTATAAAAACCAAACAAATGAAAAATCAGATAGTAGTACCAGTAGGCATGAAATTATTAATAAAGGAAATTAAACCAGAAACTAAAACCAAATCTGGGTTGTATTTACCTGAACAATTTTCTAAACAAACATTTCAGGGTATTGTTGTGGGTAGAGGAGATGAAGTAACATCAATAGAAATTGGTGATACAGTACAATATGCAGATCATGCTATGCCAACACCAATGAAACATAATGGTGAAGAACACTTATTATTGCAATTAGGAGATGTTTATGCAATTATAAGATATGATGAGTAGAATCATACCAACATATGAGCTAGGTGCTTGGACAACAACTGAGTTTAAGGATGACCAAGAATTCCAAGAATATATTTATGATATATTTAAAGAGCCTGGAAAATATGAATTTGATGAAACAGCATATTTGTTTAATACAGAAGCAAAAAGATTTAATGAAGAAGGCTTGTATTGTAGTGCACCTTTTAGGTCTAAAGATTTTATGGCTTATTGGGATGACCAAAAAAACAAATGCAGGCAGGGTGTAATCTACAATAACAATGGTAGGTCTTGGTTTTTGACTAGGGATTATTATATGTGGTTAAACTTTCTACCTATATTTGATAAAGAAGAAAAAAAATATGGTTTTGCTAAAGTACGTGATGCTCAATATCATATGGCATTATATGAATTATTAGCAGAACTAAATAATCAACATTCCGCAATACTTAAAAAAAGACAGATAGCTTCTTCATATTTTCATATGGGTAAGCTTATTAATACATACTGGTTTGAAGAAGGAGCTACGTTAAAAATTGGTGCATCCTTAAAAGATTACATCAATGACAAAGGCTCATGGAAATTTCTAGATGAGTACAAAACTTTTTTAAATGAACACACAGCTTGGTATAGACCTAGTAACCCTGAAAAGGTTTTACTCTGGCAACAACAAATAGAAGTTAAGGTAGGTAATAGAAAAACATCTAGAGGTCTTAAGTCTAAAATACAAGGAGCTTCATTTGAAAAGAATGCTACTACTGGGGTAGGTGGACCTTGTTCATATTTCTTTCATGAAGAAGCTGGTATTGCCCCTAAAATGATGCAGACATATGAGTACTTGCGTCCTGCAATGTCTTCAGGAATGGTTACAACAGGAATGTTTATAGCAGCAGGTTCAGTAGGAGATTTAGAACAATGTAATCCTTTAAAAGACATGATACTAAATCCTGTAGCAAATGATATATATGCTGTAGAAACTAACCTTATGGATGCAGATGGAACAACAGCAATGGCTGGACTATTTATACCAGAGCAATGGTCAATGCCTCCCTACATAGATGCATATGGTAACTCTGAAATAGAAGAAGCTATAGTTGCAATAGATCTAGAAAGATCACGTTGGAAAAATGAATTAGGTGCAGAACAATTCCAATTAAGAATATCACAGAAGCCTAAAAATATTGCTGAAGCATTTGCATATAGAAAAGCATCAGTATTTCCACAAGGTATACTAGCAAAGCAATTAAAAAAGATAG